AAATGTCTGCGGCGAATCCTGAATAGCTTGCAGGAAGTTTCGCATGTATTCACGTTTATCAGCGTCGTTGAATCCAGAACTCTGCAAGTATGGCTCCATCACATCATGATATGCAGCATCCGGAATGTTCTTCGCTGCCTGAGCATACTCCTGATACTTCCGAGGGTCGGCATACTGATGGAACATGCCTTGACCACCCGTAGTAGTCAGATGGCTATACATGTCTCGGAGTCCACCCCCAGCGTTCGTTATGTCAGACGGGTCAAGAATGCTCGAGCGTCTGTAGTCTCGAAGGTCCTCAGCGAAACCCTTATCAACACCTCTAAGGTCGTTGGCCTGAGGATTCACCATGAACTGGCGTTCTCCACGGTCAATAACTCGACCCAAGGTGTCACCGTAATGCTGGTGCATCACTTGGTTCGCCATGTCCTCATTGAGGAGGCCCGGCAATTGACTTGGCCTCAGCTTGTCCCATTGCACGAACTCAGGGCCAAGCATCTCCTGTATGGTTCCACCCTCAGCTACCTGCTGCGCGATTGGAGCCTTTCCTCCAGTCAGAAGATGGAGTAGCTTGCTAGCTGACTCTTCTTCGGCTAGGTTGATTGCATCGCCTCCGAAGACATTTGTGCCACTCCAAGGTGTGCCCTTTATCAGATATTGCTTTCCTAGCTGGCCTTCAACCTCGCCGATAGTCTTTGGAGAAGCACCTTCATTCTGTAGATGGCCACGTCCAAGGTCTATCAGATTACCACCAGCAACCGATGCCATCGTAGGCTTATCTGGACGGAGAATTGGCTTGTTTATCGTCGGCGTTCCAGCGCGGCGGGGGACTGTCCTTGCAGGGGGCCTCGATTCTGTGACTTGATGAATGTGGTCTGCGATGTCCGCTTGCCTCAGTTCAATCGGCTCATGAGTCGCATTGACCAAATCATGAATCTTTTGGTAGTCTGCCTGCTTTCCCCTCACAAGAAACTTATCGAGCACCTTATCGTCAGGGACAGATTCACCAACCACATGAAGAAAATCCTTAGCCTCGTCACTGAAGTCGCCAGTGAGACTACGGTTTCCCATTCCAAGTCGACGTTCAGCTATGTCTCCTATGTCTTTAACCGCATTACGAGCAAGATGAGTTCCTGCCGATGCTCCGGGGACGTTGAAGTGTAGTGGGCTGATTAAGTCAAATGCTGAGTCGTTGGGGTCTCGCTTCAACAGCTGAGCAGCAAGCTCTCCCCCGCCACCCTCGTAGCCACCTGCGTCCTTTGTGAATGGAGTATGCGGAATATACTCGTTGAGCTTGTCCCGAAGAAATTGCGGAGTCTTATAGAACGACTCAAGGCTCCAATCCGGAGATGCAGAACTCATCCTCGGACGGTCCTCCTGAGCGGCTTCGCTTTGAAGAACCCGATTACGACTCAGGAATGGAGGCATTAGGTTCTACTGCTTCAACTCTGGCCTTCCAGCGTGCCTTTTCCTCTAGCGCGGCCTCGCGAGCGCTGTTCTGCTCCAGCTCAGCCTGTTTTCTCGACCACGGAATTCGACTTTTGCGAACTCCACCGTCATGTATCGAAATCGGGGGCCGAATCTCGACCTTCGGGTTGAGTTTCTCACGTTCTTCGTCGAGGAGTCGGGTCAAAAGCTCGATTTCCTCTTCGAGGAAGGCGATTGTTATCGCTTTCGCCCTACAAACCTCACAACTCAAAGTTCGCGGTGTGAACAAATCACCGAGCCACCCCACGGAACCTCCGATGACGCTGAATCGATGTGACGTTCCTCGTTTTGTGCTCCAAAACCTCCATCTGACGGTGCAATCGCGTCCAATCGCCAGTCTCTGTGAAGGTTCTGATGACTTGTCCGAGCATTTGTTGCCTTTGGTCCCTGCTCCAGACCAGTCTGATGTATTGGTCGACCTCTTTTATGAGATAACGACAGCCATCGTAGGCGTCATCACCTGTAAACTCCGCTACATCCTCGACGTTTTCTCCATCTTTCTGGTCGTAGATGCAAATCGGAATCGTTTTGATGAGTTCCTTACAGTCCTTAAAGACCTGTAACCTCGGAATATTGGTTTCCAGAGCCTCCGGTGTGTAGGCATCCTGATATTTCTGCAGGGCATCAGCACCAAAGTTCCTGTAAATATACTGTGCGCGCTCGTCTGAGTATCCTTCCGTTGGTAGATACTTCGGTGGCTTCGGCTGCCACCTCAGAAAAGCGTGCATAAGCATCTTGCCGCCCAAGCGATCGTTATCAGCTTGACTTGGACGGAAACCAGACGCCGCTTGAAACTGCTCAGCAATCGTGAGCTTGTCTCCGCGATGATTCCAAGCGGAGGGGTCAAGGACAACCGAATGAATCTCATGTCTTTCGTGTTGCGAGAGTCTTGAGATGTCTGCTCCCCACGTTTCGACGTTTTGCTTGTCTTTCGCGTATTCCCTGTAGAGGTAAACACGCGCGTCAGGAGCGACCGCAGCCCAGCCAGCCCACGTCTTAGCGGTGAAGCCCCAGTCGACCGCCAGAATACGTGGCCACCACTGTGGGATTTCGAACGGCTCGACGACGTGGACCGCGTTCGAGGGCTCACCACCTCGACGGAAGTCTCGCCACTCGGCAAAAACTTGACCGGAGAAGGTGTACCAGTCTCCGTCTTTCTTGGCGCGGCGCTCGGCCTCTGGAAGAATTTCAAGTCTCCAGACGTATCCAGGGTCCGCTTCATTGAGATACGGGTTGTCATCTAGCTTTGCCGGAATAAAGATGCGAGTAGTTCTGCTTGACCTATCAAATATGATTTTATAACCTTCTCGAGCTGGGTCAACAAATCTCTCTCGAACCCAGACGTGTCCTTGGTTTCCAGGATTGCTTGCACTCCTAACAACAGGAGGCAGAGTTGGTTCTGAGCTTCTGACGCGGCTTGTAACAAAGCTATAGACGAACCACTTAAACGAAGTGAGCTCGTCGAATCCGGCGTAGTGGTATTCGGTCGTGTCATGACGCCGCGCGTGCTTCTCTTTCTCTAGATAAGAGGCCCGGATAACTGCGCCGCTAGGAAACTTCCAGAAGTGCTTCGCTTCGTTGAACGTCGCACCGACGAGTTTGTAGAAATGGTCAGCTCGAGGAATAATGCTTTCCTCAAGTTGCGGGAACGTCTCGCGAAACAGTATCCCATGAAACTTCGGATGCAGATGCCACCCGCGGAGGATGGGAAGCATAATGAGAAGTTCGGATTTACCTCCTCCCGCAGCACCGCCATACAGAGCTTCGAATATGGAGTCCGGTATTTCGAGAAACTTCTGCTGCTTCTCGTGCGGCCTCCAGATTTTTGTGAAGCGGTCGACAACTTGTATGCCCATAAAGAAGGGGGCCACCCAACACGCTACCCGGTCGACTTGCGAATGGCCCCCTCTCGAGCGCTTGCCCGAGTCCTAACGAGTCGGAGTCGGAGCCGGTGTCGTGTGGGCAGGAACCTCGACCTTCTTGCCCCTCGTCGCCGCTTCCTTCTCGGCCTTGGCTCTCTCCTCGGCTTCGAACTCGTCGAGCTTGCCTGCCATCGCTGCGACTTCGGCCGGTGACGCTTCGGGAATCGTGATACCGAGCGCCTCGGCCAGGTTGTGAGGGAGCACGTACTGGCCACCGTCCGACAGCTCGTAGAGGCCGTCGTCTCCGAGGCACTTGAAGGTGCCGCGGCCCTCGATATCCTCGACGGCGAGCGGGCCACCGTAACCGAGGAACTTGCGGCCGCTGACGACGGTGCAGAGCTGGGTGGCTTCGACCCTCGGTTCGACGCTGACGATGCCTTCCGGATTCCTGCGAAGGTCCTTGAGCTCGATGCCCTTGTCCTCGACAACTTTCGCCGGAGGCTTTGGCGCGACCGTTACGGTCGGTGATGGTGTTGCTGCAACTGCTGACATTGGTCTCTCCTTTACATCATTCCGGGACGCATCGTTGGCATTGCGGCCCTCGCCTGACCCGCCATCTGCATCATGCGCTGCCGATTGGGGTCCATGCCCATCGCGTTGCCAGCGACAGGTCCGCCACCACCCATCGGAGGCGGCTGGATTGAGCCCATCTGCCCCATCCTCGCACGCGCCGCGTCAATCTGCGGCTGGAAGTTGGGCATCGTGTGTCCACCGAACGCGCCCCCACCTCCCGGCGGTGCAGGCATCGGGCCACCCGTGATGGGCGGGATGGCTCCCGGAGGCGGTCCGATACCTCCCGGCGGCAGACCGATTCCGCCACGCTGGAACTGCGACATGTCGGGGCGCGGCATCGGAGGCATGGGCGGCGGTCCCTGCATCCCCGGCTTGTCGAAGACTCCAGCCGCCCTCTGGACCTGCATCTGCTGCATCGGGTTGCCCCCACCCATGCCCATCGGAGGCGCGCCCATCGGTCCTCCCGGCGGTGCGATGGACTGCATCCCCATCGGAGGTCCGGCTGGCTTCGGCGCAAGCGTGTTCTGCATGGCGCGCTGCTGACCGTAGGCGTTCCCCTGCGGCTGACGACGAGCGCCTTGCTGCCGCTGTTGATATGCTTTGCCCCAGCTTGCGCTTCCTCTGGTAGGAGTGTCACTCGGCATGGTGTTCCTCTTTTGCTACACAATCGTTACACTTGGCGACGTAGAAATGCAAGAGTCCACGAATCGAATCTGTTTTATAAGTGCGATGACACTTTAGGCATTCGACCCAGGTGTCATTGTCCGTCATCGGAGCCGAAATATCAGTAAAGCGATTGAACTGTGGAGTTCGACGGGCACGCTGAGCCACACGCACTCCCTGTTGTCTGTAATTCTCTCGCCCACACCGTCCGGCCGAAGACTGTAACGATGACCAAGGGGAGGGCTGTCCTCAAAGTCGCTCGCTTGTCCTCGTCCGGACGGTCCTTCACGTTCTCCGACACTACTTGCGACCCTTGCGCCGTAGACGTCCCGCAAGGCCAAGGAGTCCAGTCCCCAGCATCACGAGAGTCGCCGGTTCAGGCACCGCGTTAATCTGGGCGTCGGCGCTCCCTGCATACGACGCCGCGAAGTTCGCGATGGTCGTGTGGGAGACGCCACCGACCAGATACGTATTGACTCCGAGCGGTGGTGTGATGTTCGAGAAGGCCAACGCAAACGATTCCGGGTTGGTTAGGTCGAACAGGTCGCTGGAGAGAATCAACGGTGGCGACTGCGGTGAGTTATTTGCCGTCAGCACCGCCCCCGTTGACCCGGTGCCACCGAACTCTAGCGCGGCGCCGAAAGTTCCGGAGAGGTAGTTGATTGTGTTGGCCTGATCGGTAATCGAAAACGTCCCGGCGAACCGCTGAGAGATGACCGTGCCTCCCAGAAGCAGCTGAGCGTCCTCGGTCGACGTCGCAGAGAACGTCATCAGCGCGTTGGGGTCGAGCGCGCCCGCAAAAATCTGCGTGATGTTCACGTTCGAAGTCGTCGACAGCGTAGTCGTGCCGTCACCGTTGTCGGTTGCGAAGAACTGGTTCGGCGTCACGTTGCCGAACGTTACGATGGTGCTTGCACCTGCGATGCTCGAAAATCCAAGCGCCGCGCTGAGGAGCAGGGGAAGAACTCGGGCTAGTCTCATGTGCGAATCTCCTGTGACTGACGTTACGCGTTGACGTGACGGTGGACGACGAGAGCTACTTGGGCTGTGCGGTCGGCGGTTCGTCGACGGCGACGATGACCCAACCGAACCTGAGCGAGAACTTCAGCTCGAACTTCTGGTCCGCCTCGGGGAGAGAGTTGTCAGGGCGCGGCGCTGGCAGATAGATTGGCAATGACACCTGAGGCGGCGGCGTCCCCTCGGGC